AAAACTGAGGTCGATTAAATCACTGGTCTACGGGCGCAACAGGAAAAGAGACGGCGGAAAATTCAGTGCCTTTTCTGTTGATGGTGGCGTGAGAGTTTGGCGCGACGCTTAAGCGTGGATTCAGGGAGCGCCGGCCCTGGTAAATTGGCCGGCGATCCATGGTTGGTCATCGCCTTTTGGTTATACTGGTCATCGGTTTTTGATTATATCAAGCCCCAGCTCCTTGCGCAAATGCATGATGCGCTCGATGATTTCAGCGTTCGTTATCCCGCACAGGTGGTGAAACTCCTCCAGCTGCGCCTGCCGGTATCCTGCGAGTTTCGCGGCGGCGAGTGATTCCTGCACTTCTTCGCGGATTGTTTTCATGATGCGGTCTGAAGGTGATTTGCCGTTGACTGGCCATTTTTCAATGCTGACACAGGTGTCGCACTGGCCATCATCTGCGCGGCTGCATTCCTGGCATGCTGGGTATTTATTCGGTTTTTTTTCGCGGCACCGCGCATGAGGGCCGCGTATTCCGCAGTCGCATTGATCGTATTCGGGTATTCTCATAGCTTCTCCTCTCACAAGCGATATCCGGTAGGTTTCGCGATAAAGTTTTTCTTCGGCGTCTTTGCATATTTTGTACACCGTCTATTCCTCCGGCACAGCCATGAAACTCGCCTGCAACCAATGCAAGTGCCTGTGAGTCCGTAATATGCGTCTGGATTATCAGATGGTTTCTGGCTCATATCGTAAACCCTCCCAGAGCCGCCGCACGAATGCGCGGCAGAGTTTCGTCCAGGACGCTCATAACCTGGGCGAGATTTTCCGTTGCCTCCCGAAGAGAGTACGGCCCGGTGAATACCCGCCGGCACGGACGGCCTGACGAGAAAATGATGATGGTTGCGTGCCCGCCGGTTGAGAGCGGCACGACTCCGTGGGCTTTTATTTCACTTGTCATCTGCATTTTCCTCCACAATTGTCATGATGTTCGTCAAATGTCACCTCTTTGCCGGGCACAATTTCTTGGCATCTATCGCAAAACCATCCATCATGCTGTTTTACAAATCCCCATTGTTTTAGCAGTGGCATTGTAATGGTCGGCGGGAGCGGGCCATAAGAGCGCAGGGTTTCCCCAGACTCAGCACAAAATGTAGCAATAGACCGATAGTATTTCCCAACAAACTTAGCGCCTGTGCGGTCTTCTGATTCTTTCCAGATTGTCACGTCGTTTTTACCAACGCGGCTGGTAAAAATAGACGGCTTGCTCTTGATCACATAATTATCTATCTTCATTGTCTAATCCTCCCAGGGCATCAAGCCCAGCAGCAACGATAATCCGCATGCGCCCGGCGAGACTGCCGGGGAGCTTGTCAACATCCGCCCACACATTATGGGGCAGGCCCACGGTGCGGTTCTCTTTTTTTTCTTCCAGGGGCTTTCTCTGCCCGCCTCTTTTTTTCATGGTTTAAATCCTCCTGTAATTTTTGAAATTCTGGTGGTTATCAATCAACCACTTAAGCTCGGCCATATTTGTTGCGGAAGAGACTGCCGGGCAATTATGGCTGCCGTGCTCGTGGCGCTCCATGATTCTGTTCCCATCGAGGTACAGTTCAACATCAACACGGTTGCCGTTGTATCCGTTCGGCCTGGTGCATTTTATGGTTTCCATGCTTCTCCTTACAGATAAATTTCAACGATCCCGGCGAGCATATAAATCGCCGGGATGATTATTGCCAGTTGCCAGGGTTTCATGATTCGATCCATCCGGCACAATACCGGCAGAGACAGATAACTGTATCAGGTGCGCCGGTATACCTGATCCGTAACCACTCCAGGTCGATTTGGCAGCCGCACATGCCGCAACGGACAGATGATAATTTATATTTCATGATGCCCCCCCAATATTCCACCAGTGCGCGCTTGCCAGCACCGCTCCGCCCGGCTTTGTTGCGTTCCAGGTGTGGCCGTCATGGGACAGAATCCAATTGCCGTACTCAGGATGATCTGTCACGGTCGCCCGGTATTTCTTCTTTGTGTCCAGCGTGTTCGTGTTTTTGATGGTCATCGTCTCATCCTCGCTCAAAATATCCCGGTATGCCGGGCCATGTTTAGATAATCTTTTCTTTCCGCATTTTATCGGAAACGGTCATGGTTTTTGACCACCAGAAGTCACCTTCCGACCAGGTGACTTGCCCGGAAATCTTTTGCGCCCTGCATATGCATAGCGGTTTTTTTGAATGGACCCAAAATGCAACCACATCTGCGCGGCCTGATCTTGCCGCCTTGATTGCTTGATCTCGACCGACCTCACCGTAATTTTTTACGATTATTTGTTTCATCGCTTATATCCTCATCATCCTCTGGTTAAAGTTCACGGCCCTGGTGCGTGTCCAGGGCCGGGGGAATGGTTAGCGAAGCAAGCTTCTGAATATTTCACCTTCGGCACTCAGCCGGTCGATTTCCGCCTGCTTTGATTTCACCCACTTGGTAATTTCGCGGGAACTTGCTGCAACTTTTCTGATTCGTTTAATGGTTTCCTTGGGATATTCGCTGGACTCACTGGTGCCGCCGTAGCAGTCCTCGTAATCGTAGTCAAGCCGGTCATCGCCGGTGAGGAGGAAAAATGACCTTTCGCCCTCGTTGAAGATGTATACCTTTTCGGCAGGTTTGACTCCGGCGGTCAGCTCCGCCCAGTCCGCGCAAAAGTTGTCGTACTGTGTCCGCAGCCATGATTTTTTGGTAGCAAGCGCGTCTAAAATGGTCATCATTTCCTGATTTTTCATGATTTTGTCTCCTCTTTTTTTGCCTTGCGGCAATGGATGTTTTGGCTTAATGCCCTTCCCTTTGATTAATAATATAGCCAGTACTGTGCCATAAGTCAAGTTAAATTAATAAAATATTATCATCAATAAATACGTGTGGTTACGTGATGCAAGGAGGAATGTGAGAAAATAATAATTGACTCGGAAAAGCAGAGTTCGCCCGAACGCTAGGCGCATGTTGCTTTTTGTGGGCGTATTGTGCGGCGTGGATAGCAGATGTTTTTTCTTGACAAAGTTTTGCAAATGTGTGTTATCTTTTGGCATGGACGTGACACGGAAAGAATACGCGTGGCTGAAATAGTGTGATTTGAATGAATGAGGGGAAAAATGTCCGGCGGTGGATCAAAACCAGGGGAGCGCAGGGGGGGGCGAAAAAAAGGGGCTACTAATAAAATTACTCGCGATCTCAAGGACATGATACTCGGAGCCCTTGATGAAGCGGGTGGAGCGCAATACCTTGCGGCGCAGGCAGATAAAAATCCAAGCGCGTTTTTGGCCTTGATCGGCAAAATTCTCCCGCTGCAGGTGACGGGACCAGGCGACGGGCCGCTGAAATCAGAAAACAAATGGACCGTGGAAATTATCCATGCCGTCAATCCAGATACCAAATAAATTACTCCGCGTGCTCACCACCAGAGCGCGGATAATTGTGCTGATCGGCGGGCGCGGCTCGGCGAAATCGGAGTCAGTTGCCCGCATCCTGCTCATGCGTTGCCAGGTTGAGGCGGCAGACATACTCTGCGGCCGGGAATACCAAAACAGCATCGACGACTCGGTGCATAAGCTCATCAAAGGGCTGATCAGCAAGACTGGCGCTGACGGGTTTGACGTAACCGACAAAAAAATTGACTGCAACACCGGCGGCGGGTTCCGGTTTCGGGGGTTCTCCCGCAACCCTGACGCGGTTAAATCTGCCCAAGATTTCCGGTACTCATGGGGTGAGGAGTCGCAAACTCTATCCCAGGATTCCATCGACCACCTACTGCCCACCATCCGGGCGCCTGGCTCACAGTTGTTTTTTACCGCTAACCCCAGCAGCTCCGCAGATCCATTCTCTCAGCGTTTCATTGTTCCGTTTCTCCACAACCTCAAAACTGTAGGATATCACGAGGACGAGATGCACCTAGTGATTATGTGCAACTGGCGGGATAACCCATGGTTCCCGCCAGAGCTTGAGGCGCAGCGGCAATGGGATTTTCTCCACCTACCCCGCGCAAAATACGACCATATCTGGGAGGGGGATTTCAACGACTCGGTAGAGGATGCGCTTGTTCTGGCTGAGTGGTTCGACGCTTGCATTGATGCCCACAAGCGCCTCGGGTTTCGCCCGCAGGGGATACGGTTTGCGGCCCACGATCCAAGCGACACCGGCCCTGACAGTAAGGGCTTTGCGCTGCGGCACGGCTCGGTACTCATTGATCTGCAGGAGATGACCACCGGAGATATCAACACCGGCGGCGACTGGGCGACCGGCCTGGCCTTGCGTCATGGAGTGGATGCATTTACCTGGGACTGTGACGGCATGGGGGTCGGGCTCAACCGGCAGGTAACAGCAGAGTTTTCCGGCAAATCGACAATCATCAGCATGTTCCGTGGATCTGAGGGTGTTGATAATCCTGACGCGATTTTCGAGCCCGCCGACAAGCAGCCGGTCCGCGACCAAAAGACTAACGCCGATGCGCTCAAAAATAAGCGGGCTCAATACTACCATCAGCTGCGGGGGCGCATATACCGGACATACCGGGCCGTTGTGTTCAACGAGTACCACGACCCAGACACGCTGATTTCGTTTTCCTCCGACATTGCAATCCTGCCCAAGCTACGCTCCGAATTATGCCGCATGCCGGTAAAACCCAACGGTTCCGGCAAGTTCGAGTTGTACACAAAGGACGAAATGAAGCGGAAATTTAAACTGCAATCTCCGAACCTGGGCGACTCGGTGATGATGCTGATGCGCACGCCGCACCAGATTTTGACCGCGGCAACGGCCAAACCCCCCCCGGTAATCCGTCCGCAAGGGGTCAGGCCGGCCGGTCACGGCGGCGGGCGCGGAGCAATCCGGCCAATGGGAGTAAGGTGAGTGACACAAATAATTGCAAGTGCGCACGTATTGTGATATGTTTGCATAAAAAAGTAGCACAAAATAACACTGAAATGGTAAAGGTGTGAATATGCGAAGAATGAAAAGAAAAATCCTCGGGGCGGCCATGGCCATGGCCATGTTGCTGTCCGTCCCGGCCGTCTCCATGGCCGCGATGACCTGCGTTGACGGCAAGGCAGATGGAACAGTCGCCACCGGCATTTATTCCTCAAACAAGCAGGCCGCCCGGATATACGCGACATGCACTTTTGACACCACGCCAGGCACGGCAGTCGATGACATGCCGGACAACGCACAGGCTTTGCTCAACAATGGCTGGTATGCCTACCGATTTTCGACCATTCCAGGCAGCACCGGGCCGACCGACAACAGCGACCTGCAGATCCTGGACGGCGACGACATCACGATCCTGTCCGCCGCCGGCAATGGGGCGGATGTGGTCGACAATGCGACCATCACGCCTGTTATTATGGGCGATGGAGTGACGGCGGGCTCAGACAATTTTTTTCCACTTGGTGACGGATCTCCATGGGAAATAACCGTGACCAACAACGCGGTAAACAGCAGCTCTTTCACCCTGGTAATCCAGGCAATTCGCTACGGCGGCGACAACCGGTAATGAGTATTTGGCTACAAAAACTTAAGAGCTTCAAAAAAGCTCTTTCCTTTCTTCATCCTATTACGTGCGGTAGCGTATGGAATGCAAACCTCTGCACACCAATGCTTTACGCACATCGTTTTGATACCAACAGTATAAAGCTTTGTGTTTCTTCTGTTCAGGACTTGATTCCTTCGCGTAGACCATTGGCAGTTGTCTTTGCAATACCCTCTGTTGTTGTCTATTCGGTCCAACGTCATCCCTTGCGGGCAATCACCCATGTCGGCATGGAAGTGTTCAAACTTTGCCATCCACCTGTCGCAAACTTTTACACCCCTTCCACCGTAATCCGAGAACTGTGGATTATTAGGGTTGTTGCAACGATCTTTCATATTTTGCCAAACCCAATAAATAGGGGTTCTTGCCATCCCATGTTTAGTTTGCATTTCAATGGCAAGACAGCCACAAGAAGAAATAAGCCCATTACGCAAGTGCTCCCCGCGACAAGTTGTTTTCTCTCCGCACTCGCAGATGCAGTGCCACATGATCTTAGTTCCTTTGTTAACGGCCCTTTCTATAACGGTGAGCCGACCAAACTTGTGGCCAGTAATATCTATAATCATAATTTCGCCATGTTGAGATTGTAAGTATGTAACACAGTGGGATGTTAACATTATGACTTTGGATTTGCAAGAATTAAAAAAAATGCACGAAAAAGCGTACCTTGCTGGGCAGGTCACCAGGGAAAGGGCCGCTGATGACATGTGCTTCTATTTTATTACGCAATGGAACGAGCAGTTGTTGTCCGATTCACAGCTGGCATACCGGGGAGAGTTCAACATTTTGAAGAAGGCCGGCCGTCAGATCCTGGCCGACCTGTCGGAAAATGAGGTGACGGTAGATTTCGAGCCGGTAGACGAGACGCGGGATGACGCCGCCGATCTGATTGACGGGCTTTACCGCACCGACGACAATGCCAACACCTCTATCAATTCCTACGAGGTGGCAAAGCAGGAAACCGTTGTCTGCGGTGTCGGTGCATGGCTGCTCTATACCAGATATGAGAGCAACCGCTCCGGCAACAAAAAGCAGGTTATCGACAGGATGCCGCTGCATGAGGCCAACAACTGCGTGTACTGGGACCCCGGCGCAAAGCTGCTGGATAAATCAGACGCTGACTATGTTTCCGTGCTGGTCCCATATTCCGAGGACGGCTATAAAAAACTGGTCAAGGAACTGACCGGTGAGGATGTTGATAACGTCGCGGAGTCATTCAAACAGCCGGAGCATTCCTATTCATTCCCTTGGTATGCGACCGGCAAGACGGTCTA